TCTCTTTCATTCAACATTGCTATTGACATACCATGAAGATTCAAATTTTTACTATTCCTGGTTGCAATTACTGTAATCATGTAAAGGAACTAATGAAACGTGCTAATCTGGAGTACAGTTCATACGTGGTAGGTCAGGACATCACGAAAGAGACCATGATCCAGAAGTACCCCTTGGCAAAAGGGTATCCGTATGTTATTATAGATGGTGAGGTCATCGGAGGTCTGCACCAGACAGCAAAATTTTTAATCGACAAAGGAGTCGTTAGTTCAAAGAAAAAATGACTGAACCCGAGATAAATAGAGGTGTGGAATTAATGCTTCGCAGGAGGGCGAAACAACCTCCTCCAGAAGAGAGGGGGTTTAAGTTCAATCACAGTCTATCTCTCCTCAAAAAAGTATTTCAATGTAAAATTGAATTTACCTGGAGGGAGGAGAACACTACCTAACAGGAGAAGAGCCATGACAACTGCGGTAATCCTTACATTCTCAACAATTCTGATGGTTTTATTTGGAATTGTTGGAGGTTTAATTGGATGGACAGCAAATGATTTTCTTTATGCATTTATGAATACACGAGCAAACCTTCCTCAACATCCAGAGATGTATGATGAAGAAGGTATGGTTGTTAACGAAGAACTCTTATCAGTACGTTTTGTAGACGAGGAGGATCCCGAAGAGGATGGTTATTATTGATATGAATCAGGTTATGATCAGTAACCTGATGGCACAGATCAAACAGAGTGAATTGAATGAAAAACTGGTGAGGCATATGGTTCTTACCAGTCTTCGTTCTTATGAGAAACAATACACCAAAGAATATGGTGAAGTTGTTTTAGCATACGATAGCAGACACTACTGGAGGAAAGATATCTTTCCTTTCTACAAAGCAAGTAGAAAGAAAGCAAGAGCAGAATCATCTCACAATTGGACAGCAATCTTTGAAGTGCTGAACAAGATTAGAGATGAGATCAAAGAATTCTTTCCATACAAAGTAGTAGAAGTCCATGGTGCAGAAGCTGACGATGTAATCTCTACATTGTGCAAGAACAAAGAACCACAGGACAAAGTTCTTATTTTATCTGGGGATAAGGACTTCATTCAATTGCAGAAATACCCAGGAATAAGGCAGTACAATCCGATCACAAAGAGACCCGTTGCACATGATGACCCTTGGCAATATATCAAGGAGCATGTTATGCGTGGTGACAAATCAGATGGCATCCCTAATTTTTTATCCTCTGATGATACATTTGTATCAGGAGTTAGGCAGAAACCAATCAGTCAAAAGAAAGTTGCCAAGTGGATTGACCAAGATCCATCAGAATTCTGTGATGATACACAGCAACTTGCAAACTATCATCGCAATCGTAACTTGATTGATTTTGATTGTGTTCCTAAAGAGATCGAGCAAAAAATTCTCGATCAATATAACTCGATAAATATTAGTGGAAAGAAAGTTCCCTTGGAATACTTCAAGGAACATCAACTAAATGATTTGTTGCAGGAATTCTTTTTTCGTAGTTCATCACCATTTAAAAAATGAATTTGCTTATCAATGAAGTGCTCCAGAAAGTGAGCAATGCGAAGACAAAGGCAGAAAAGAAAAAAGTTCTAGTGCAGTACAATACTAATGCACTACGATCTATCTTGATTGCAAACTTTGACGAGAGCATTGTTAGCATGATGCCACCAGGAGAAGTCCCCTACACCCCTAACGACGCTCCTGAAGGGACGGAACATACAGTCCTAGAGAAAGAGTACCGCAAACTCTATCTCTTCTTCAGAGGTGGTAGCACCACCCTTAAGCAGTCCCGTCGCGAGGAACTGTTTATTCAGTTGCTTGAGGGTCTTACTGCTGGTGAAGCAGAAGTGCTATGCTTACTTAAAGATAAAAAAGTTGGGAAGCGTTGGAAGATTACTAAAGCAGTAGTTACAGAAGCGTTTCCTGGTATTCAATGGGGGAATCGCGGTTAAATGAGTAAAGAAAAGATCCGTGTTTATAAACAGGGGTGTGATCCAACCGAGGCTGATGATAGGACTTTGCCCTACACTTCTTTCTTGGTAGAGTATGTGCAAGATGGTATTACTAAATTTGATATCGTCTTTGCTGGTAAAAAGGCAGATCTTTTTGATCATTACTATGATCAATACAAAAAAGACTTCATTAATTTTACCCAGACTGAAGGGAGAATCAATCCTAGATTATGGAATGATCCTACTGCAACGACTGATAAAAAATAGTCAATCGAAATTGACTATTGGTTTACCAGGATTCGCAAAAAAATTCTCCACAAAAAATTGCCTCAATAGGTGTCACACAATACAGGTTGACACATCTAAATACTTATGGTATACTAATACCATCGTTCATCCGAGAGATCGGACGCAAGTAAGTCGCGGAACGGAGCCGTTCATCCTATGTTAGAACTATTATTCTATACATCACTCACCTGCCAACAAGCTGATACAATCATGCTTAAGATGAAAGCAAATGAGAATCTCTCAAATGCTTTTAAGGTAGAGTTGATTGAGGTCATGAAGGAATCAACACCTGAATGCTATCCATGGGACGCAAACGACTAAAGGAACGGATTAAAATCCAACTACTTTAGGAGTACCTACAATGAACACCCTAACTATCATCAAGAAGCAGATCCAGAAAGCAGCACGTCTGCATGACGCACAAGTTCTCCACACCTCATATCGTGGTGTTGAGTATGATACACGTTGTGTAGAAAGCAAGGAGTCTCACGGCACCTTCTGCTATCGTGGACGTACCTATACCAAATAAGGTATAGATCTTCTGAAGATCAGACCATAAAAGTTAATACTTTTGTGCTGAAAGAGAGGTATTTATACCTCTCTTTTTTTGTTTATGACCTATGTTGTCGTTTAAAGACATATATACAGTAGCGATAATTAGGTGAAGAAAGTGAACCCAGAACCCTCTTACATTATGAGCCCAAAAGAACACGAGGTGGAAACATGCATGCACTATTATCACGCAATCAGTTAGGTGAATGGAAACATTTTCAGCAAACAATTGACGATCTAGAATCTGAAAACGAAAAACTAGATGACTATTATGAATGCCTAATTGAATGTGATGCTCTCGATCAGTCGCAATGTAAACGAATCTGTAAACGTATTTTAATTTAATTTTTTAGGAGGGTTGCAACCCTCCTTTTTTTATGGTATAATACTAGAGCAATCGACGCAACGTCATGTCAAAACCAAAAAATCCTCCTCTACTGCTCGCGTATACCAAAGTGGAAACCCTGCTCAAAGTAGCAGAGACATACTGTATTAAAGCAGAGAATGGTGAGTGGCAGATTGAACCAGGAACCTACAAATCAATGAAGTCTGCAGTAAATTATGTCAAGACGGAACAGTTTAAACAAGCAGCTCGTCAGAAACGGCGAACGTTGAACATTGACTTCATTGCTGATGAAGAGCGGCGAGACTCCATCGCTAGACACAATATGAAAGAAGTAAATGTAGTAAATTAATGGTATGAAGAAGCTACCAAAGGTGCGAGCACTTAAGAAAGCAATGAAAGAGAACATCAATACAATGACTAGTGAAGAAGTTCAGCAGTCAGTAAGTGATCTCTACGATGAAATGCTTAAGCAAGCATTTATTAAACAAGAACAAAAGAGGAAAGGATTTGGGTATGACATCAGTAAATCTGATAAGCGTAACTCCAGAAGCAGAGAAGATGATGGGGTACGTAGCGAGGGTGAGCAACCCAGCGAACCAGGAGAACCCGAAGGTCTCTGGACTCCTTAAGTATTGCGTCAAACACCAGCACTGGTCTGTGTTTGAACAGGCATACATGACTCTTGAGATAAATACAACACGAGGTGTGGCAGCTCAAGTGCTACGGCATAGATCATTTACATATCAAGAGTTCTCTCAACGGTATGCAGATTCATCTCTACTAGCTGAAACAATTCCTCTTCCTGAACTACGTCGTCAGGACTCAAAGAATCGACAGAACTCTATTGATGACATCGATCCTTTTGTACGTCAAGAATTCCAAATCAAAATGCAAAAACATTTTGAAGACGGAATGAAACTCTATCAAGAAATGCTTGATAGAAATATTGCAAAAGAATGTGCTCGTTTTGTGCTTCCTCTTGCCGTACCAACAAAAATCTACATGACAGGCTCATGTCGTTCGTGGATTCATTATATTCAACTGCGTTCTGCACATGGAACACAGAAAGAACACATGGATATTGCGGAGGGCGCACGTCATATCTTTATTGAACAATTCCCTACAGTATCCGAGGCACTTGAATGGAAATGATTGAAGAAAAGAAAGCACCAAAACCTGGTGATCCATTAACTATTGAAGAGATGACTGCATCTGCAGAACTCTTCTTCCCTAGATTTAATATTGTCAGAGAACGTATGCCTGACGGTTCTACTACTGAAGATACCTTGAAAGTGATGGAGAACATTGCTAAACTTGGTCATCAGTTAAGGGGAGAGAAGACGGAGCAAGTTCGTCTAGGTAGATTTGGATTCAACAAAAAGAAACAAGAGGAGGATTAATGCCTACGTATCCTGTTAAACATATGCAGACTGGGGAGACTAAAGAACTCCACATGACTGTAAGAGAATACGATCAATGGAGACTAACAAACCCTGACTGGGATAAAGACTGGTCAGCTGGTGTTGCTGGTGTTGGTGAGGTCGGTGACTGGAAGAATAAGATGAGTAAGACTCATCCAGGATGGAACGAGATTATGAATCGTGCATCAAAACGTCGGGGTTCAACTATTGAGTGGTAACTATGCCTAGATCTAGAAAGCGCAATCAACCTGACATCAATGGTATGTCAAACAAACAGATGAAGAGGAAGAAACCTATTGACTCTTCTTATCTGTTACCTGTAGAACCTCTAACAGATAATCAAAAGATTATGTTTGAGGAGTATGGAAAGGGTCAAAACATCTATGCTTATGGTTGTGCTGGTACAGGTAAAACATTTGTTGCTTTGTATCTAGCTCTTCGTGATGTTCTTTCCGAACACACACCATATGATAAGGTATACATTGTACGTTCTCTAGTTGCTACGAGGGAAATTGGTTTCCTTCCTGGTACACATGAGGATAAGGCATCTCTCTATCAGATTCCATACAAGAACATGGTCAAGTACATGTTTGAGATGCCTGATGACAATGGTTTTGAAATGTTGTATGAAAACTTGAAGGCACAGGAAACTGTATCATTCTGGTCTACATCATTCCTACGTGGTACTACACTAGATAACTCTATTGTTATCATTGATGAGTGCCAGAACCTAAACTTCCATGAACTTGATTCAATCATGACACGTTGTGGTCAAGATACAAAGATCATGTTCTGTGGTGATGCTCGTCAGTCTGACTTGCAGAAGAGCAATGAACGTACAGGCATCGTTGACTTCCAAAGAATTTTGGAAGACATGAAAGAGTTCTCTTTAGTTGAGTATAACATTGAGGACATTGTTCGTTCTGGTCTAGTCAAATCATATCTAATTAGTAAAATTAACTTGGGTCTTTAATGCATATTTTTAATCATGTAGATGGCATCCTGCCAATTGAAATGAAAGCAGAGATGATTGATGGGAAGAGATACTATGTCACTCCTACGGGTGGTAAGTATCCTTCCATCACCACCGTGATTAGTAACAATGCAAAGAAGCAAGCTGGTCTTGCTAAATGGAGAGCACGAGTAGGTAAAGAGAAAGCGCAAGCAAAAACTACTCGTGGATGTAATCGTGGTACTAGGTATCATAAACTTGTTGAAGACTATATCAACAATGAGTTAGATACAAACAAGTACAAGGATATGCCACTACCGTGGACGATGTTTCACTCTTCTCGTGCAGTGCTCGACCGTATAAATAGGGTATACCTACAAGAGGCAGCTTTATACTCGGATCATTTACAAATTGCAGGAAGAGTGGACTGCATTGCAGAGTATGAAGGGGAATTGTCTATCATTGATTTTAAGACCGCAGAAGCACCGAAGCGAGAGCAATATCTTTACGACTACTTTGTACAAGAATGTGGTTACGCATGTATGCTGCAGGAAGTGTATGGGGTAACGGTAAAGAAGTTGGTCACGATTGTTGCTTGTGAAAATGGTGACACTCAAGTGAAAGTTATGCCCCCCAAGAAAGAATACTTTGTTAGGTTACAAGAGTACATCCGAGAATACCAAGACAAATATGCTAGACAAACTAGAGGATAAATTTATGACCACTGCAAAATTCTCTCAAGACATAGAGAAAATTGCATTTGATAATGCTATGAACTATATCGATGCAATTGTTTTTTACTGTGAATCAAATGAGATTGAGATCGAATCAGTTCCCAAATTGATTAGTAAACCACTTAAGGAAAAACTTAAGTACGATGCACAAAAACTAAACTACATTAAGAAAACTAGTAGAGCTAAACTATTGTTGGTATGAGCAATTTCTTTCAGTCAGAAATGGTCCGAGGAGACCTGCAGGAACTTGCAAACATGCAAGAGTATTGTATGAAATCAGCACATGTTTTCCCAGCACTATCACCTGCAAAAAAACTAGAGTATTTCGATATCTTACAAGAGATGATCGAGAAGCAAAAAGTCTTTTATACTAGACTGAAGTTGTCCGATGATCCAGAGGCAACTGAAATGGCAGACAGCATTAAACAAGCTGCTGTCATGTTCGGTGCATCCGACAGCGAAGACGCCAATGTGGTGTTCGATGGACTGATCGGAAAGATCGAAGAGATGCGTCAGCATCTCAAGGCAGAAGGGTATTGACCCCGCCTTCTGCCTGTGTTATAATGTCAGAGTGACGGGGGTCACACAAGCCAAATCCTAACACCCAAACATCCATGTCTAATTTCGCAGAACTTAAGCGCAAGTCCCAGAGCAATTTTGATTTCCTTCAGAAGGAACTTCAGAAGTCCACCAATGCAAACAGCAGTGGCGACGAGAGACTCTGGAAGCCCGCACTTGACGCTTCTG